TCTTTAGTTTCTTTTTTTCCCTTTTCTTCTTTAGATGCCCATCCTTTACTTATCCAGACATCTCCTTTACTATCTTCAACATCCATAACATATCCTTTCTCATAAGTTACGTTATCAATCATTAATACAGTTTTTAATTTTACTTTCATAATTTATAAATTTATTGTTTTTGTAAAGATAAAAAAAAAGAGCAACTAATTTAGTTGCCCTTAAAACACCTTAGTATTTTTTATTTATCCCCAAACAATATACCTTAAGTTATCATTATATTTTTCATTCATAAGTTCATCTCCATCTTTTGTCCAAACAGGGCTTAGAGAGTTATTACGATTCTTAGCAGAAGACAAACCAGCAGATAATAATGCACCTCTTGTGTCTTTATCATGCCAATAGACCTCATAAAAACATTTAACAGCATTATCATAAATAGTCGTTCCTACTTTAATATTATCATTTGTGACTTTACCAATAGGTTTTAAATTATTCATAGTTTTCATTTTTAGTTTTTAATAATACTATAATTTAAAAATTTTTTTAATAAAATCAAAATATTTTTATAAATTTTTTTTTAATAAAAAAAAGGAGGTTTATACAACCCCCTTTTGTAAACTAAATTAGATTAAACTAATTATGAAGTTTCTAATGCTGTTTTAGCAGTTGAGAACGCACCTTTTACAATACCAGTAGGTAAGTAAATAGAATGTGCAATTCTAGCAATACCTCTAACTGAAACTAAATACTTGCTAAAGTTATCGCTGTCCTCGTAACCAAAGTCTACTCTTAGACCTTCTCTTTGCCATACTTGTGATGCTTGAGAAAAATCAGCTACAACAAAATTACCAGCCGCCATTTTATTATTCATATAAACTGGAACGCCATTAATTCTAAAGAAGCCGTCTGCAGAAACTAGAGAATTACCTCTCAAGTATTCGTTAGTTGTGTCTTTAAGTAACGCGATTTTATGGAAATCTGTAGGATTCAGCACAATACCATTTGCCGCATAATTAGCTAACGCAAGCTGATTCATTGCCACGTATAATACGTCTAATTCCTGTGCTGATTCAATTGCATTTGCAAATCCACCTGCCGCAAAAGTTGTTCCACCATTCATCAATCCTAATAAATTAGGAGAACTACCAGAGCCACCAATTAATTGGTCATCAATAACTGTATTGATTTTTGCAGGTAATCTCTGCGATAAATAAGAAGAAAGACCCGGAGTATCGTCAAGCATCTCCTGTGATATAGTCATCACTGCAGACGTTTTTTGAACTACGGCATCTTCTGCTGTTAGTTGGAATTCACTATCAG